ATGAGTTCCAGGTTTGATGGGTCGTCCACAATCTGCAAGACCATCGGATTCGTTACTGCCAACTCCACAAGCTGTTCCATCCGTGCAGCCTTCTGAATCGAAGTCGAAGGGAAATTCTCATCCGTTTCAGGGAAACAGTGAATATTACCCTTCAAATCCTGCGTCTCGACAAGCACGGCATCCTTGCCCACTGTCTTGATGACTTCCTGCCCTGAACGTGCGAGGCACTGTACAGCTTGCCTCATGGAGCTTGAAAGCCCTTCCTTGATGCGGCCCCAGACCGGCCCTAAGCGCCCTAGAGCCTGGTCGCGTTGAATCTGGATGCCGCCAAGGGTATCGTTTGACCCTGTATCGCCGCCGAATAGCGCCGGAAAACAGCCGGTCAATAGCTGGGCCAGGTCTTGCGAAATCCATTGGACAATCAGCAAAAGCTGCTCTGGGAAAGGCAAAGTCTCTTCAACGAAGATAGCCTCTCTGACGCCATTCGGGAACTGTCCGGGGTCAGGAGTGTAGAAGTCAAATCCACCAGGCACGCGTGTCTGGTTCTTGATGCCTTCCTTCGAGAACGGACCTGCCGGGAACCAGGTCATGGGCACGCCGCGAATCAGGTAATCGTTCATCAGGTCAATCAGATTGTTCAGGACTTTGGCTATAGGCAGAAGCCATTTGAGAAGCGAAGCCCGATGCAGACCGTCTCCCGAACGCGCATGAATCAGCGTCAGATGGTCGTCCATCGAAATGTTGCGAGCCTCGCAGAAAGTCTCTCCCAGGAAGCGAATCCTTGCGCCTTTATCGAAGAGATCGAGGAAACCTTGCCGGTCATCCTCTGGAATTACAGGGTCGAAGAAGATGGACGGCCTTAGCCAGGTATCTTGCTGTGTGACATCATAAGCCGCTGAATCGGTGGTAATGAAGTTGTTCTCAACGCCCAGCTTCACGTTAATGCGGGCAAGACGAGCGATATTGTCTCCGCCCGGTCCAGCCGACGCTGCGATGATGTTCTTGGCTTTGTCGGGGTATTTGGCTTTGGCAACCGAGATGGGAATCTCGCAATTGATTTGCCAGTATTCGCAATCTCCCATGCAATTCGCTTTCATGGGAGCTTTAGATTCCAGAGCACCCCAGGCAGTTACGGTTTCGCGGCCTCGTGGTTGGCGCTGCGGTCTAGGTTGTGGAATTTCGTTCTGCCCTGAAGGTACGCTATCCCCCAAGTTGTTGGCTGATTCTCCTGTGCTATTCGGAGGAGTGTTCTCTGGTCCCGCTGCCATTGGAGGAGGCGTTGTTTCATCTTCAGGTACAGCTCCCTCTGGCTCTGGTTCATATCCAAACCTCTGGGCATCCTTGACGTACTTCGTTTCCAGCAGCACGCGGCCATCCGTGCAGAGGAGCCTGTCCAAGTCACGGATAAGCGTGGGACCACCGATATTCAGGACAATGGACTTCTTGAGCTTTTCGGCTGCCTCGGCTGCGGTGATCTCAATATCCGATTGTTCATCGTTCGGCTCAAAGCGGGTGGTCGGAAACTCCCTCGATAGCGCCGAGATAATCATTTCTTCGTAGGAGCTGAAGATGTTGGCCTCGAACATCGAGCGGCTTCCAGCATCGGTAGGATGGTAGCCAGAACCGGGTGCAGGAAGAGTCCAGCCCTGCGAGCGACTGAATAGAAGATGCTGGTAGCCGCGATCGAACAGGCGCAGCTCCCAAGCAGAGATGATTTCCTCGCGCCAAGCTGCCAAGTCGCGCTGTTCGAGCTTCTGGATCAGCCCCTTCATCTGCGAGATTTGCTTGTCGGAAAGCTCTATAGGCGGGGAATCGAATATCTCTTCCGGGGCAGCTATGCCGGGCGGCAGTTGCGGCCCCTCTTGGCTCTCGTTCTGCGTTGCGCTGGTTTCTTCAGCCATGCACTCTCTTCTTGGCCTTGCTTATTACGTGCTGAGGAAGTTTCTTCCCTTTGGAGGCCGAATTCCATTCAGACACATCAACGCCTTGCTTTTCCAGTTCTTTGCGGTGCGCGTTGAAGAATCCCTGCTGCGCTTTACTTTTGAACGGCACGTTCGTACCACTCGCAATAAGCCCCGCGTCGGATGAAGCCTTCTACCTCTTCGCAGCCGTGCGGCGGCTTGAAATGCTCACAGTCGTTGCAATATTTCCCCTCATGCTTCGACGGGTCCTCATACTTTGCTTCGGCTTTGGTGCCTTTGCTCACTGCAAATTAATCTCATCCCATTGAGAACCAACTCCGCGACCTAAGTTTTCAGCATCTTCGCTATCTTCACTCATGTGAGCAAAACGCCCGACATGCACACAAACATAAATCTTCCCGTCTTTAGCCAGAATGGAACAGCGTCCCGGATATTCCTGAAGTTTCTTGATTAACTCTTCGTTTGTCATTGCATCGGAGGAATCGCTGCCATGCCCATGCTCTTGCCTTCATCGCCATCCGGCTCGCTGTGTTGCTCGTGCTCAACCATAGCAGCCGAAACGTGGTGATGAGCGCTGTCTGGGTGATGATGAACAGACTTGTGCACGTGCCCATCTTTGTGATGCGAGTGAATCTCAAGATGCTCGGCAGGACCATGGGCGTTGACCACATCTTCGATTGGCTGCTCCTCCCCGCCCTGGCCTGGTTCTGGCGCAGGCTTGGGAGCGTGCATTCCAGCGCTGCGCCGTGAGGCTCGGTTTATTTCGTGATTCCCGTAGTTCTTACCGCCCGCACCTGGTTCGAAAGCCATATTGCCTCCTTACAGATTGCCTTTGGCTAAGAATACCCACTGGCCCAGCAGAGCATCGTAGCCGAACGTCTCGAATGTGTCGTGATTGGCTGTGCCCACGACTGCCGAGAAGCTCGTGATGTTCGCTCCGCCCGTTACTACCCAGCTTCCCGTGTTGTCCTGCTGGAAGATAACTGCCAGCTCTTGGCCGTCATAACCCGGCAGAATGTTAAATGTGGTCGCTGCCGTCAGCACGACCCGCGTAGCATTTAGGCCCGAGGGATTGATTGTTACCGTGTTCGCCATCTAGTTCTCCTTTTGTTTGGCTTCTTGGGATTCCTTGGCCGTCAGTTCTGCCTGCAATTCGGCCAATGTCTTGCGATGCGGCTGGGGATGCAGTTCGGGCACAACCATGCGCGGAGGCTGTAGGCGCTGCATCAGAATCAGTTCGATGCGCTCCATGCGCCCGCGGAAGTAGTCCCGCTCGGCTTTCAACTCTTCGATGCGCGTGGAATGAAACAGCGTGTGGAAGAAGTCGCGGATAAGCTGGGCGTATTTCATTTAATCGCCCACCTCGGAATGTTGAGCTGTCTCACTGGTCCATCATTCTGCTTTTCCATCATGTGGCGATACGCGAAGAAAACCTTCGCTGTATGGTCTTGTATCACTTCCAGCTTTTCTTGGAAAGCAATTTCTGGAGGTTTTGTGCGTGGCTGCAAATAGCTCTTTAGGCCATAGCGAGCGGAATCCATTATGTCGTCAGCGCGTGAGTCTGTTTTCTTGGCATCTTCGAGCTTCTCAGGGTCACGAATCAGCATGGGAATTGCCGAGATAGTGTTGGGGCAAGTGTCGAACACCATCCAGTCATCTAGCTCCAAAAGCTGATACATGAGATTCCATCCGCCAATCCTGTCGTTGTCGGCCATTGCACAGGCCGGGAAACCACGCTTCAATAGTGCCTCAGTCATCTGATTGGCAATCGTGCGGATGCTTTCCCTGCGGGCAAAGGCGTCCGGGCTGAGATAGATAGAACGTATCGTTTCACCTTCGCTGCGGTCGGCAATCATCTCGGCCAGCTCCTCAGCAGTCTTTTCCTTGGTCTGAGCTTCCCGATAGGTCAGGATAATCGGCCGGCGCTGTCCTTCAATCTCCATCTCACCGCGCGTATGCCAGCTTATGGCCGAGTGGTGAGCGAAACCCCAGTCAATGCCTACCCAGCGAGGCCACCATCTGGGAATCTGGAATGGATTGTTGAGCGTGTCGAAGATATGCCGCGCGGGATTGAAATTGCTAAAGAAAGCACCCTCTGGACAATCCCATCTGCCTTCAAGCCTTTGTGCCCTAAGCGCTGGAGACATCTGTTGCAGGTTCTTGATGTATTCAGGCGAGTTAGCGTACAGCGGATTGTCCCAAACCGTGGCAGGGATGAAGTCGTAATCCTTTGGATCGTACTGATACTCTTCCATGCCTGGAAACGGCTTCTTGTCTACCCAGAGGGCTTTGACCCATTCGCTGTTCTCGCCTCCGGGGTTAGTTGCTCCAGCCATGCAAGGGCGAGAGTTTGGCACAGGACAGCGGTTTCGTAGTCGGAGATGCTCCCAGATGCGGAAAGGGAACTGAGTAAGTTCATCAAAGCCAATGAAAACGTATTCAGCTCCGTCGTAGTTGTAGACGTGGGAGAACCTTTCGCAATATCCAAAGCGAAGCACTGAGCCATTAGGAAATCTATGAAGACGGGCGGTTTGGTTGAATGCCTTTCGTCCACCAAACACCTTCCTCCATGCGGGAGTGTCGGGAACCTTCCCCAGCACATGCTTCTGGAAATGGTCTATCAGCGTGGAATCAAGCTCTGGGCAGGTGCGCCTCAGCAGAAGCGCATTAGAACCAGCGTATTGCAAGCAATGAAGAATAGCCTCCCAG